CCGGGCTACGTCAAGCCGAAACACGAATTTAATTACCAGCAGGCGGTTGAGCGTCTTCCCGGTGAAGATCCGGCTCAGCTGAACGACCCGGCCTACCGTCGTCTGCGTATCATCACTGATAACCTCAAACAGGAAGAGCACGCCATTGTCCAGGTGGAAGAAATGCAGGCGGTGAATGCCGTGCTGTATGGCAAATATACGATGGAAGGAGACCAGTTCGAGAAAATTGAGGTCGATTTTGGCAGGTCGACGAAGAATAACATCACTCAGGGTAGTGGTAAGGAGTGGTCAAAACAGGATCGTGACACGTTCGATCCTATACATGATCTTGACCTCTACTGCGACCAGGCCAGCGGTCTTGTGAATATTGCCATTATGGACGGTACCGTCTGGCGTCTTCTGAATGGTTTTAAGCTGTTCCGCGAAAAACTGGATACCCGTCGCGGTTCAAATTCTCAACTCGAAACGGCAGTGAAAGATCTGGGCGCAGTGGTGTCCTTCAAGGGGTATTACGGCGATCTGGCCATTGTGGTGGCGAAAACGTCTTATATAGCAGAAGACGGTATCGAAAAACGTTATCTGCCGGAGGGCATGCTGGTTCTGGGGAATACTGCTGCAGATGGGATCCGTTGTTACGGTGCCATTCAGGATGCGCAGGCGTTGTCCGAAGGTGTGGTGGCCTCTTCCCGTTATCCGAAACACTGGCTGACGGTAGGGGATCCCGCCCGTGAATTTACCATGACGCAGTCCGCGCCGCTGATGGTGTTGCCGGACCCGGATGAGTTTGTGGTGGTACAGGTGAAATAATCCGTGAGCGGGGGCGAAATGCCCCCGTGTCTTTTTTCACAGGGGGATGATATGGCAACGAAAGAGCAAAATCTGAAACGGCTTGATGAACTGGCCCTGATTCTGGGGCGTGAGCCGGATATATCCGGGAGTGCCGCAGAGATAGCGCAGCGGGTGGCGGAATGGGAAGAGGAAATACAGTCATCCGGCGAGGATGTTCAGGTTGGGGATACGGTGATCCGGGAGCGGGAAACCGCGGCTCATGATGTTCGTGAGGATACATCCGGTGCGTTAACGCGCATCAGAGTTCTGACCTGCCTCCATCTCTGTGGCATTGATGGTGAAACAGGGGAATCCGTTGAGATTGCGGATGTTGGTCGGGTGATTCTGATTATGTCCTCAGATGCAAAAACACACGTTGATGGCGGAATGGCTGTTTATGCGTGATTTTCAGAATGCCTTTGATGCTGCCCTTGCCGGGGTGGACAGTACGATTGTTGAAGTGATGGGGCTCTGTGCACAGTTCACCTCGGGGGCACAGTGTGGCAGCGAAGTTCAGGGGGTTTTTGACGATCCGGAGTCGCTGGGATTTGCCGGTAGCGGGGTCCGTATTGAAGGAAGCAGCCCGTCATTATTTGTGCGGACGGATACGGTTCGTGCTGTGCGGCGTGGTGACACGCTGACCATTAATGGTGAGACGTTCTGGGTGGATCGTGTTTCTCCGGATGACGGGGGCAGCTGTTATCTCTGGCTCAACCGTGGGCAACCACCCGCCGTTAACCGGCGACGATAAACGCAGGGTGAAATTATGGCGATAAAAGGGCTTGAGCAGGCGATTGATAATCTGAGCCGGGTTCGTAAAAACGCCATTCCGGCGGCTTCTGCAATGACCATTAACCGCGTGGCCACAACGGCGATTAATCAGTCTTCATCACAGGTTGCCCGGGAAACCAGGGTGAGACGGAAACTGGTTAAGGAACGGTCCAGACTGAAACGGGCCACGGTCAGAAATCCGAATGCCAGAATTATCGTTAACCGCGGTGATCTCCCTGCTATTAAGCTGGGGATCAGGATGCTTGGTCATCGTCCGAACAGCATACTTAAAGCCGGTCAGCATCGTTATCAGCGGGCATTCATCCAGCGATTAAATAATGGGCGCTGGCATGTTATGCAACGTTTGCCAGAAGCCCGGTATGCGAAGGGCAATGACGATAAAGGAAGGAAAAAGCGTAATCGTCTTCCCATTCAGGTGGTTAAAATTCCGATGGCGGCCCCACTGAAGCAGGCTTTTGATGAGAACGTTAACCGTATCCGGCGAGAACGTCTGCCAAAAGAACTGGGCTATGCGTTGAAACAACAACTAAGGATTGTGATAAAGCGATGAAACATACTGATATCCGTGCTGCAGTGCTGGATGCACTCGAGCAGCATGAACACGGGGCGACGCTGTTTGATGGTCGCCCCGCTGTTTTTGATGAGGCGGATTTTCCGGCAATTGCTGTTTATCTCACCGGCGCTGAATACACGGGCGAAGCGCTGGACAGCGATACCTGGCAGGCGGAGCTGCATATTGAAGTTTTCCTGCCTGCTCAGGTGCCGGATTCAGAGCTGGATTCGTGGATGGAAAGCCGGATTTATCCGGCGATGAGTGCGATCCCGGCACTGTCAGGCCTGATTACCACGATGGTTACGCAGGGCTATGAGTATCGTCGTGATGACGATATGGCGTTATGGAGTTCTGCTGATTTGACTTATTCCATTACATACGAGATGTGAGGACGATATGCCAACACCAAATCCTCTGGCACCGGTAAAAGGTGCCGGTACCACCCTGTGGGTTTATAACGGTCAGGGTGATGCCTATGCAAACCCGTTGTCAGACGATAACTGGCAGCGACTGGCACAGGTAAAGGATCTGACGCCGGGCGAGATGACGGCAGAACCCTACGATGATAACTACCTGGATGATGAAGACGCGGACTGGACCGCGACCGGGCAGGGGCAGAAGTCTGCAGGAGATACCAGTTTTACGCTGGCCTGGAAACCGGGAGAAGAAGGTCAGAAAGGGCTTATAGGCTGGTTTGAAAGCGGGGATGTGCGGGCCTATAAAATCCGTTTCCCGAACGGCACGGTGGATGTGTTCCGTGGCTGGGTCAGCAGTATCGGTAAGGCCGTAACGGCGAAGGAAGTGATCACCCGTACGGTGAAAGTGACCAACGTGGGTAAACCTTCTGTGGCGGAAGAACGCAGCGAAATTACGCCGGTCACTGCGATTAAGGTGACGCCGACATCTGGTACGGTGGCAAAAGGGAAAACAACAACCCTGACGGTTTCTTTTGAGCCGGAAAGTGCAACCGACAAAACGTTCAGAGCGGTTTCCGCCGATCCGTCAACGGGAACCATTGCTGTGAAAGATATGGCGATCACTGTGACGGGGGTTAAGGCTGGAAAAGTGAGTATCCCCGTGATTTCCGGTAATGGTCAGTTTGCCACGGTAGCTGAAGTCACCGTTACTGAAGCGGGCGCTGCAGGGTAAACGGAGGTAATACATGTTTCTGAAAACCGAACAATTTGAATATAACGGTGTGTCCGTCACGCTTTCCGAGCTGTCTGCGCTGCAGCGTATCGAGCATCTTGCCCTGCTGAAACGGCGTGCAGAACAGGCTGAAGCCAGCGGTAACCTGCAGGTGAGCGTGGAAGACCTTGTCAGAACCGGCGCGTTTCTGGTGGCGATGTCCCTGTGGCATAACCATCCACAGAAAACGGAGTCACCATCAATGAATGAGGCTGTGATGCAGATCGAACAGGAGGTGCTCACCACCTGGCCTGCTGATGCCATTGCCCGGGCGGAAGACGTGGTGTTGCGTCTGTCCGGGATGAGCGGGGCTGTTCATGTGGATACGGATATCACCGAAGTGGCGAAAAATAACGCGCTTACTGATGATGATTTTTCTGCGGGAAAGTCTTCGACGGCGAGCTGAATTTTGCCCTCAGACTGGCGCGAGAGATGGGGAGGCCTGACTGGCGCGCCATGCTTGCCGGGATGACATCCACCGAATATGCCGACTGGCGACATTTTTACCGTACGCATTATTTTCACGATACCCAGCTGGATATGCATTTTTCCGGGCTGACGTACGCCGTACTCAGCCTGTTTTTTTGCGATCCGGATATGCATCCCTCTGATTTCAGTCTGCTTGTCCCCCGGCATGAGGAAGA